GAACCGCAGACCTCTGCCTTGCGAAGACAGCGCTCTACCAACTGAGCTATAACCCCTTGGGGTGCGTGACGGGCATGGGAGCCCGCAACCTCCGGCCAGAATACCGGGCTCTACCTTGAGCTACACGTACCGTGGACCCACGGGGACTCGAACCCCGAACCTTCTCCCTGCCAGAGAGATGCTCAACCAGTTGAGCTATAGGCCCATGTTGACCGGCTTTTCTGGCCCTCAGGCCGGCCGCCAAGGTATCTCTCAGCCGCGAACGGCTGCCGCCAGGATCATTGCGTCGGGCGCTAGGGAATCGAACCCTACTTATGCCGCGTCCCAAACGCGGTGGCTAACCATCTGCCTCGCACCCGATAGATAGTCCTGGCCCACCCGTGGTGGCATGAGCCAGGACTCTATCTACACATGCTTGTCCACTGTGGAATTCTCAAGTAACTCCGGTTGCCCGGAAGTAACACGCAGGGGTGACAGGACTCGAACCTGCAACCGGTCGCTTTGGAGACGACAGCTCAGCCAATTGAGCTACACCCCTATATGGACTTGTAGATGAAGAAAGCCGCCTCTTCCAGGTTCACTGGGTGGGCGGCTTCGGGTTTCTGGGCCCTAGCTGCTCCTCCGGTGGATGTGCTCCTGGGGGCAGAACCAATCATTGGCCTTGTACATGGAGGCCAGTCGCCCGCTACCCGGGGTCGCTTCGCCACGCAGCGACTGCTGCGTTGTCGACGAGGCGTTCCGGTACATGGCTCCTGGCTTCCTGACGGTTGATGTTGAGCGTAGGGCCTTGCCCCCGGAGGGGCAAGACTCTTTGCTTGGTTGCGAACCACCGAACAACGAGAACCGTACCCGTACGTCCGGGTGGCGTCAACGGTTAATCCTCAAGATCTTTATGCTCCCTCTGTGACCACAGGCGCTGGCGCCCGTCGGTCCGCACCAGTGCAGCTGGCCAGAGCGAAGCCAAGGCAGCAGATCGCCAGGGCGATCAGCGTGATCATGACGAGAATGGCCTGGAGCGTCTTGAGTTTGGACTTCAGGACCGTGATCAGCTCTTCTTTCATACCTCAACATCCTTGTCCATGGGTCGAGGCTGGACGTTGTAGGTACACCAGGCATCCTGGCGCAGCTCCACATTGAGGTTGTCCCAATGCCCCAGGCGTAGGGCTCGACGAGCCTCGTGCCGTTCGCGACGACGCTTCATCCGACGCCCGTCCCGGTCTGTGCATATGCAGCAGCCGCAGTGGATCTGCCGACCGCGCCAGGCAATGTCGATGTAGCAGGAAGTCCTGGCCCGCCTCGTAGCGGCGGCTAGAAACTGATCAAGGGTGCAGACCCCGTCGTTGTGATGGTGGACCTCACGGAAGTAGTGGCGCCACAACGGATCCCGCTGCTTCACCCGCCATGGTGCATGAACGTCTGTCCTAGACATGTAAGCGACCTGCCCTTCGGCCGCCACGGCACGGTGCCGTGGACTAACGGCTGTCTCGCGGCATGTCGATCACCTCCCGAGTAAGGAACAGGCCCCAGCGATGGGGAGCTGGGGCCCGTTCAATAGTCCGCCTGCTGCTTGTAGGAGAACCGCTAGGTACGTTACCCCCACGAGGGGGTGTGGTCAACTACTAGAGCTGGCCGATTCCGGGGTTCTCCACCTTTGGGAGCTTGGTGTTGTTGCGGGCGCCCGTGCTGTCCCACACGTTCGTGTCGTACCCGGGGATCTTCAGGCAGTCCGTGGTCGGACCCCAGAACCCACCGCGGGTCAACGGGTGACCGGAGTTGATCGGCCAGATGTAGTAGTCGAAGCTGATCCGGTTGTCCCGGAACTCGACCGTGGCCGGCGTGGCAGCCTGGTGGGCGTTGCAGTAGACGGTGTAACCGCCACCAGCCATCAGGTTGTTGACGATGTGGACGTTGAACTGTCCGGGCGATACACCAGGTGTGGTGCCGTTGATGATGGCCGACGTCTGGTCGTTCGGGTTCCGGATGGTGTTGTGCCGCAGGGTGACGTTGCTGCCGCCCGCGCTCTGGAAACCGTCGATGTGCGGGTCACCCGGGTAGCCGGCTGGGATCAGCGACACGTCACAGAAGCTGTCCTCGATGAGGACGTTGCTGCCGTAGTGCACGCAGTCCGAGCCACCGTGCCACCACACCTTGCGGGCGGTGAAGTCGTCGCCAGTGATCGAGCGCTGGTTGAGTCGACCGGTGAATGCACTGGTGTTAGCCAGCTGACTCATGTCGATCTCGACGTTCTCGATCAGTGCGGACGCGTTAGCGAACTCCAAATCGATAGCCGCGTACGAGCAGGTGCTGATGATGCGCACGTTCCGGATGACCACATTGGCCCCGGTCACCTGGACACAGCCGGTCACCTGAGTGTTCACCAGACTCTGGCCGGCCGTCAGCCGCACAGTGCCCGAACGGATTGCCAGAGTCGTTCCACCCGGCACGCCCGTGTTGGTCGCATCCGGGTAGCCGCACCGTGACGGCACTGGCATGCAGCCGGTCGTCGGTCCCGTTGGCGGGGGCGACGTGGGCGGCACGGTGACCGTGGGGCTCGGGCTTGGGGACCCAGTCGGGGAAGGGCTCGGTGATCCCGTCGGTGAGGTCGTTGGCGATGGCGACGCGGATCCGGTTGGACTCGGGCTCGGTGAGCCTGTCGTCGTTGGGGAGGGTGACGTCGTGGCGCCCGGTGTCACCAGACCAGTGATCGTGCACACGGCACTGTAGGAGCCGTCCGGGTTCTGGGCGAGCGGTCCACAGGACATGCCGGGCCCTGGGTTCACGACGAGCTGGGTTGGAGAAGTTGCCCATGCGCCCGACGCGAAGAGCGCCGAAAGCAGGACCATGACTGCGACTGAGCTGCGTACGATCCAGGCTCTGTGCCCGGGTCGTGCGTCTTGCGTGTTGGTCTTCGTCATGTCTCCCATCGAAACACACATCGCCGTCACCCGTACATTCGGGTGACGGCGATGCAGTGTTTGCCCAGGTCAGGTGATGTGGGACTTATCCGTAGTCTGAGACGAGCAGCCATGCAGCCTGCCCCTGGAGGGGCTTGATGCCGAGGGTCTTGCAGGCCCAGGCCAGCCGCTCGTCATAGTTGCCACCGAGCACTTCTAGAGACATGGCATGGAGGTCAAGGACCTTGACGTCACCCGTGCTCACACTGATGCTTCGGGCGACGAGGCAGTACGACGGCTCATCGTAGGTGTCGTACGACATGACCCCGATGCGCACAGCTGCGCCCGGTCCGGCTACTTCCAGCAACAGTGCCTCAGCCTGTTCCTGGAAGTCCCCCTCCTCTTCGGACTCATCGAACCAGGGGAAGGAGAACCCTGCGTCCTCGGCTCCCTCCAGCTTCCACTCCTCGCGGCTACCGAGGTCGAATCCGTATGCCACGACTCCGTATGCGTGGTCACCCATTACTGCCTCCAGGGATAGTGAAGATCTTCCAGTTGTTGGTGAGCCACGCCCGCAGGCGCTCCTCCTCGCGGCGGTCGAACTCGGTCAGGATTCCGCGGACCGTCTCCCGGTACACGATCCGGCGATGGTCCAATTTGGACCGGGCCGCAGCATGGAACCGTTCATCGTGAGGCCGCTTGATGGCTTCGGTGTTCCGGTAGGAGCTGAACGCCATTCGGCGACAGCGCACGTTGGCGCCTACCTCGCACTTTGGGCAAGGCGTCAGCAGGGCCTCACGCTCACTGATCCGCCAGATGTGCATGGCCTAGTAGTGGTCCCGCACGGATTGAAGCCACTCCTCGATCACGTCCACGTCGCAGTGCTCGGGTAGTACCGTCTGCTGCCGGTCGTAGGCCTCGTGGGCCGACGTCAGATGCGCAGTGGCGACGCTGGGATCACGCACTGCGTCTTCGCCGAAGTCGAAGTACCGCTTCGGATCGTCAACCGGAATGATGAGTTCGCCCGTGCGGTACAGGTGCAGACCCTGGTCGAGCAGTCGCAGCAGGTGTCGGGCGTTCTTCTTCTGGGACTTGAGCCTCTTCGCGACAGCATCCGGGTCCGGGTCGGCAATCGAGGCCTTGAAGTCCTTGTGTCGGCCGGTCATCCTCACGAGCTGCTGTGAGGCGTAGCCGAGGTACGAGGCCCGAACCTGGTTGGCCGACAGGAATGCCCACCGAATCTCCAAGAGGCGGTCGCCGAAGGGGTTCTGGACCTCGTACAGCTCCTCGGGCAGCCACAGCAGCTCGTTGACCGTCGGGTTCCCGTTCATCAGCAGTCGGCACAGCTTCAGCGCCTCGTGATACTGACTGTCGGGCTGGACAGTGATCTGGGTGTTGTTCGTCGTGACCGGTGGCTGGAGCCCGTGGAACAGACGCGTGGGTGCCGCGTACACGCCCAGCCGGTCGATGTCGGAGTCAGGTCCATCGAGCCCGTAGGCCGTGGATCCGACAATCCCGGCCAGAAGAATGGTGCCAGTTTCTGGATCCATGGCCGTTCTCCTTACTGCTGGTAGGTGGTGTCGCCGAACTCGCAGTTGACGAACGCCCGCTGGCCCCGACCCAACGGGACAGTGTTGGACGCGATGGTGAGGCCGCCCGTGATGGTGATGCCACAGGACAGTGCTGTCGGAGGCACGTCAGTGAAGTCGCGCTCATTGAGGTATGTGGCCTGGAGCGTGATGTCATACCGCGGAGGCCGGCCGGTGTACCGAGGGCTCTTCGGATCGTAGGCGAACACGAACCAGGTGCCGACCCAGGGCGTGGTCAGGACCGCGTCGTACGGCACGGGGTGCGCGATCCCGTCGTGGAACACCGTCACCGATGGCGCACCCTCCTGGGTCGCGTACACGTGGATGGCGACCGGGACGCACTGATCGAACCGGGGCGGAGCTGCGGTGACCGGGGGCAGGGCTCGGACGTCCAGGGTGACGACCATCCAGTACCAGCCCAGCGGTACGAGGTCGGGGCGCCTGCCAGTGAACGGGTCGTAGGGCGCATTGGCGATCTCGCCCGTGTCCCGCACGTTGCACGTCGGGACCGGGTCGGGCAGGGGGTCATTGGTGATCGGCTTCGTGCAGCCGGCCACTGTGGCGATGGTCAGGGCCGAGGCCAAGAGCCATGTCCAGGGGCGTCTCGTCATGGTCGACAGGGTACACCCCTACGTGGGGGTACAGATAGTCCCTTGTCGTTGTGCTACAGGGCCCAGTGGGAAATGACCCAAACATACGGGTGTAAATAAGCGCGAGTTGCTACCAGCGGAAACCTATTTACCCACGATCATTGCCCTTATGATTCCAGCTATGGTATGGGCCAGCCTGGTTATTGTCGCGCTTGCTGTCGCGCGCATAACGAGGCTCGTGACCGCCGATCGCATCGCACTCTTTTTTCGGCGCTGGGTAGTCAACAAGTGGGGTGAGGAATCGAGCGCTGCCTACCTCGTGCACTGCACCTGGTGTACGAGTATCTGGGTAGCGTTCCCGGCCGGCGTGATCTGGGCTGTTCTGATGCTTCCGTTGCATCAGTGGTGGTTAGCCATCCCAGCATGGCTAGCTGTTTCTTACTTTGTGGGGCTCGTTTCGCAGCTGGAGGAGCGGTAGCCAATGGCATTTGGTAGGGGCAAGGCGGCTATCGGTGCCCCTGAACCTCCTCGCAGGAAGTCTCTCGTGGCGTCCGCCATCCGGACCAACTTCGATAACGCTTCCTATAACTCCTGGCGCTTTCGTGATGAGACGTGGCAGCGGGAGTTGTGGCGGTTATACGACCTGATCCCGGAGTTCGGCTTCGCGGCCCGCTGGGTCGGGCAGTGCTGCTCCCGGGTGCGTATCTATGTCGCTGACGTCGATGAGCTGGGTCGGGTACAGGGTGAGACCAAGAACGCCAAGATCAATTCTCTGGCCGACTCACTGTTAGGTGGCCCGGCGGCCAAGGCCGAGGCCCTGCGCTCCATGGGCATCAACCTGACCGTGGCCGGCGAGTGCTACATCGTCGGGCGACCCAACGATCGCAGTGGCCGGGACGAGTGGTACGTCCTGTCGTCCACCGAGATCCGACGCATCAAGGGTCGTGACGGCGAGTGGGAATGGGCCTGGGGCATGCCCGACGGGGCGCCGCTGCGGCTCGATCTGGACCGGAACGTGGTCACCCGGGTCTGGACGCCGCACCCCCAGCGGATCTGGTGCGCTGACTCGCCGTCGAGGTCATGTCAGGTAGTCCTCCGCGAGCTGGAGCAGCTGACCAAGTACGTGTTCAGTCAGATCGACTCACGCCTCGTGGGCGCCGGCATTCTCATCATTCCCAACAACCTCGACCTACCCGACGAGGAGACGCACACCAACGCCTCCGAGTCACTGATGATCAGGCTGGCCACCGCAGGGGCGGCCAGCCTTCGTGGTGAAGGCTCCGCGTTAGGCGTACTCCCCCACATCGTGGAGTCGGACAACGCTGACGGCTGGAAACTCATCACGTTCGAGTCCGAGCTGAGCAAACAAGCGGTGGAGCTTCGCAAGGAGGCCATCGACCGCTTGGGCGTTGGCATGGACATGCCGGCCGAGGTGTTGTCCGGCACCGGGGATGCGAACCACTGGAACGGCTATCTGGTCGAGGGCCAGGGCATCAAGGTCCACATTGAACCGCTGATGAACCGGATCTGTGACGCCCTGACAAAGGCGTACCTGACACCCGCGCTCGAACTGATGGGCAAAGACCCCAGCAAGTACACCTATGCCTTTGACGTCAACCCGCTGATTGTCCGTCCACAGAGACTCACCGACGCACTGAACCTGTACGAGAAGGAAATCATCGGCGCTGAGGCGGTCCGGGAGGCCGGCTCCTTCAGTGAAAGCAGCAAGCCAACGGACCTGGAGCGTGCGATGCGCTTCATCCGTGAGGTCATCCTGCGCGACCCTCAGCTGATCCAGAACCAGGCCGCCCGCGAGCTGGCTGGCATCAGCGAGGACCAGATCCCCCAGTCCGCCATGATTGCCCCGACCCCAGGAAGCGTTGCTCCGGGCGGGGGCAGTGGGCCACCCCCGCCCCCGCCCCCGCCCACTGGAATCCAGTCGGAGCTACCGCCCCCGATCCCGATGACCGAGAACAACCCCAGCGTGATGCCGAAGGGCCCGGTCGGGACCAACGGCACCGGGCCACCCTCCGGCATCCAGGCATCGGCCAACGCCCGGCGCCTGGAGGAGATGGGCGTCGTCGTCCTGGCCGAAGCCACCGTCCGACGTGGACTGGAACTGGCCGGCAAACGGCTGCTTGACCGGCACAACCGGGACCGTTGGCCAGACGTGCCGCCATTCGAGCTACATACCCGGATCCAGGTACAGGACACCGCGCACGCCAACCGTCTACTCAACGGCGCCTGGGATCAGCTGGAAGCCATGACGAAGTTCGTCAGCGAGGACTTCGACACCGAGCGGCTGCGACAGAGCTTGACGAAGTACTGCACGATCCTGCTCACCCGCGGCATCGCCCATGATCCGCCGAACCTTCTGTCCACATTGCAGTCGGACGGCCTGATCCATGGCTAGTAGGGACGCCGAGGATTCTGTCTACCGTGCAGCCAGGGACGGGCTGAAGCGGTGGCTCGGTCGCGCCCGGGAAGTGGTGATGGCTCCGTTCAAGCAGTTCGGAGCCACGCCGAACCCCACTGCCATCTACTCCACAGTGCCGCTTTGGCAGGCCCAGGTTGACAAGATCCTGGAGGCACTCACGCCAGCCCTACGGGAGGGATGGGCAGCTGCTCATCTCCCCGGCGAATACGACCCAAGTGACCCGTACATCCAGGCCAATTTAGCGATGACCAACAACCTATTGGTCCGGATTCCGGATGAGACGCACGCCAAGATTGTGAAGGAAATCCTCGAAGGCACCAATGCCAACGAGACCACCGCACAGATCGCCGAGCGGGTGGACAACCTGCTGGAATACACCGGCTCCGAGAATTGGGATGGCCGGGCTCGACTCATCGCCATCACGGAGACCACCCGCAACCGAAATGCGTCCGCTCTGGCGCATGGTCTACTGGTCCAGAAGAATGGCAATGATTCCCTGGTCAAGGAGTGGCTGACGACAATGGACGGCAAGGAGCGCACAGCGCACCGTCTCGTCAACCATGACACCAAGCCACTGGGTCAGCCATTCATCGTCGGCGGAATCGAAATGCTCTACCCGGGAGACCCCACCGCTCCGCCGGACCTGGTCTGTAACTGTCGGTGCGATTTGATTGTTCGGAAGGTATGAGATGACGGTCAAATGGCGCGGGTTATTAGCCCCCACCGAAGTGCCGACCGGCGACGGTCGGATGTTCGCGGCGGGAAAACTCACCCACCGCCCCACACCGTTCCCGCTGTTAGCCCGCTTCTCCTCTGGTGGCCACGACGGAGCCACTGTTGTGGGTCGCGTCGACCGGGTCTTCGATGGTCCAGGTGGCTACTGGGGTGAGGGCGTCTTCCTCGATCCCGAGCAGGTGCCTGAGGTGCCGAAGGCGATCTACATGCTCCAGCAGAAGGTCATGGGCCCGTCGGTGGACCTGGACCGGGACTTCACCGTCGAGGCCGTGAAGCACCCGCTGCGGCCGGAGAAGAAGGCCGGGCTCTTCAAGGAGTACAACGTCATCGGGGTCACGTTGGTCCCGATGCCCGCCTTCCACCAGGTGCACATGTCCGTCGACAACGACGACGAGCGCACGATCCTCGCCTCCGCTGGCATCGATACTGCGGACTGGGGTTACCACTTCGACGTCAACGGTGAGGCCTGGAAGCAGTGGCCCCTGGCCCCCCGTGACTACAAGTTCGACGCGGACGACGCCGTCAAGCGCATTGCCTACTGGGCCGGCATCGGTAGCCGTGAGCCCAGCTTGGACAGGTACGCCTCAGCCTTCCTGTGGCGCAACGGCAACCAAGCTGGGGACACCCTGGCTCAGGACTCGTTCCGGCTGCCGCTCGCAGACGTCATCAACGGCCAGCTGTACCTGATCTACCACGCCGTCTACTCCGCAGCGGCCCTGCTCTCCGGCGCTCACGGCGGTCTGCCAAACATCCCGGATGACGACAAGCGCCAGATGATCCCGGTCATCAATGAGCTATATGGAGCCATGGCTGGCGCCTTCAATGACCCGAACCTGACGTCCCCCTTCATGGAAGGTGTGCGCCGGGATCAGGCGTCTATCGAAACAGACGAGGACTGCGGTTGCACTGACCGCATTGCCGAGCTGGAAGGGCAAGGAGGAGCCATGGAGCTTTCGGCGGTTGAAACAGGTACGAACACTTTCACAATCGGGGGCTACACAGCTCCGGTGCAGAATGTGACCATTACATTCGGCCCCACTCCACCGGTCGATGTTGTACGCAGCATGGACGAGGAAAAAGATGCGTACGGGCCCGACGGGTGCCACATGACCGATGACGGTTTCTGTGCTAAGTGCGGCTACTAGCCGTGGAGCTAGAAGCCAAGTTCTGGTCACGCGTGGACTTCGATCCACATGACGTTGTGCGGTGCTGGCCATGGAAGGCGGCTACACAGCGGGGCTATGGCTCATTTCATTTTAGGGATGTTCATGGAAAGCGGGTCAAGGTCACAGCACATCGCCAGGCCTACGTTTTTCATGAAAGTGAAATTGAGCTGTACGCAGTAAACAGGACCGAGCTAGATCACACCTGCCATGACCCAAGAGTCTGTCGACTAGGCGATGAGTGCCCTCATCGCGGATGCTGTAATCCGCACCATATGCAAGTGTCAACATCCAAGGAAAATAGTTCACCGGACCGCATGGTTTATTGGCAGCGCCACAAAACACACTGTCCGAGCGGCCATCCCTACGACGTCGCAAATACGCAGTACCGAGAAAACGGTCACCGCGTATGCGGTGTGTGTAATCGACTCCGGGCCAACCGGAACAGGAGGATGAAGTGAGCACGAAGGAACCGTACGGTGACGTCAAGTACGCAGATCCGGGAATGCAGCCTGACGGCAAGAAGCGCTATCCACTCGACTCCGAGGCGCATTGCCGAGCCGCATGGAGTTACATCAACGTGGCCAAGAATGCGGCCAAATACACCCCAGAACAGCTCAAGGAAATCAAGGACCGTATCAAGGCCGCACTGGAGAAGTACGGTGTTGAGACGTCAGATGATGCCGGTGAGATGGCCTACGGAGGCGGAATGCCCAGCATGCCCAGTCCAGCATCCTTGCTCGCGGGTGCGGCTCCGTTGGCCCCGCCAGCCGACTGGTTCGCTGACCCCAGCCTGAAGAGCCCGACCCGGCTGACCATCGACGAGGACGGCCACGTCTTCGGACACCTGGCCCAGTGGAAGGTCTGCCACGTCGGTATCGGCACGGCCTGCGTCATGGCCCCGAAGACTCGGACGAATTACCAGCTGTTCCGGGTCGGCACCGTGGTCTGTGATGACGGCTCCGTGACCCCGATCGGCAAGATCACGCTGGGCACCGGCCACGCCAACGAGCGCTGGGGCGTCATGCCCAGCCGCG